CAAAGCTTGTTCTGTAATGAAAGAGGCTGCGCAGGAGATCGATGACGGCGGCGTCACCATTATGACAAAGCGTGGTTTAGGTAAAAACCCTGCCTGCACTGTTTTCGCTGAACAGCAAGGCAAGGTCGCCAGTTTGGGGACACGGTTGGGGCTAGACCCAGCGGCGCGGCAAGCAATCCTTGGATCTGGATCCCCAAAAAAACCTAAGAGCAAGTTCGAAGGGTTAATTGGCATTGACGGCGGTAAAAAATAGCCGGGTTCGTGCACAGAAGGTTATAGATTTTATTGAATGCCTGCTTGTCCCTAGTGGTGAAGGGCAGGGGAAACCTTTCAAATTAAAACCATGGCAGAAAAAATTTATATTCGATGTGTATGCCCCGCAGCGCAATGGCAAGCGTGTGGTCCGAAGAGCGATCTTTTCAGTGGCTAGGAAGAACGGGAAAACCGCCCTAATTGGTGCACTCGTGTTAGCCCATCTCATTGGCCCGGAGGCAATCGAAAATGGTGAGATATACAGTGCAGCCAATGACCGGGAGCAAGCGGCCATTGTTTTTAAATTCGCCGCGCAGTTGGTTAGGGCTGATCCAGAGTTGATGCAATTATTAAAGATTGTTGATAGTACCAAAACAATCACCTGTTACGGCAATGGATCATTTTACCGTGCTATTTCTGCGGAAGCTGGTACCAAACATGGCTTGAATCCAACAGTCGCAATTTACGACGAACTCGCTCAGGCAAAAGACAGAGAATTGTTTGATACGCTGGACACCGCAATGGGTGCCCGTGAAGAGCCATTATTTATTACGATTAGCACGCAATCAAAGGACCCTCAGCACATTTTATCTGAAATGATTGATGATGGTCTTAATGCAGATGATCCAAGCACTGTTTGCCATCTGTATGCAGTGCCGGATGAAGAAGAGGATATTTTTAATCCTAAAGTTTGGAAACTGGCTAATCCGGCTTTAGGTGATTTTAGGTCACTTGAAGACTTCGAAGCAAAAGCGCGGCAAGCACAGAGAATGCCAAGTTTCGAAAACTCATTCCGGAACTTGTACCTAAATCAACGGGTTGATGTTACCACTCCTCTGATCTCCCGTGCCGAATGGGTCAGATGCAAGGATCCAGACAGTCAATTGATTGATGGTGAAGATATCTACCTCGGGTTAGACCTGTCCGCGAAAACCGACTTAACGGCTCTGGTGGCAGTATCTGCAAATGATGGTGATCGATTGGCGTCCTGGTTCTGGAAACCAAAGGATTTGTTGGAGGAGCATGAGAAGAGAGACCGTGTTCCTTATGATCGGTGGGTGAAAGAGGGTTTTATCTACGCAGTTCCCGGCAAAACAATTGATTATGAATATGTGGCCATGAAACTAATGGCACTTTCTGAGCAATATAACATTGTCGGGACTGCGTATGACCGATGGCGCATTGGGTTTCTGATAAAAGAGCTAGACAAACTGGATATTGAAAGCTTCGCCGATGATGATGATGGAGAAGGTTTGCGGCTTATGTCATGGGGGCAAGGGTTCAAAGATATGGCGCCAGCAATTGACGCTCTCGAAGATAGTATCCTGAACGGCAATTTGAAACATTCAGGGCATCCAGTCTTAACCTGGTGTTTTTCCAATGCCACTGCAATCACAGATCCGTCCGGCAATAGAAAAATGGATAAACAAAAAGCTCGATTTAGGATTGACGGTGCAGTAGCCGCGGCTATGGCCATAGGGTTAAAGGGGCGGAAAGTAAAGGTGAAAGAGCCAGTCACCCAAGGATTTGTGGAGCTTTAAGCATGTTTGGATTTGGAAAACATAAGGAACTGGCGGCAGAAAATTTGGAACTTAAGAAACAGGTTGCAGAGTTTTCAACGGCGGTAACAGAGGCCAGCCCACAGAATGGCTTGAAGCTTTCTGAAATGACATCGTGGAATGATTTGATAAGAGGCGAGGGTGGGGTTGCCGCTGGCATCTACGTTGATGAAAAAACGGCAATGAGGATTAGTGCCGTTTATGCAAGCATTCGGTTAATTGCTGGGACAATAGGCAGTTTGCCAATTCATGTTTATGAACGTACCCCGAATGGGCGAAAGGAAGCCCACGACCACCCTGCAACGCGTATGTTGGGGGTAGAGCCAAACGGATTAATGGGTCCAACTACATTTTGGGAATGTGTTCTCACTCATGCCTTGCTAAAGGGGAATAATTACGGGTTAATTGGTCGGTATCGCAATGGTGATCCATATAGTATTTCACCTGTTTCGACTGAAAGAGTATCCGTTGATCTAAAAAACGGTCGGTTACAGTATGCGGTTAGCCTGGAAGACGGCAAATATGCGGTTTTTGATCAGGATGATGTGTTCCACATTCCAGCCGTTGGATGGGACGGGAAAAAAGGTTTATCCCCACTTCAATCGGCTTTAAAGGAATCCGCAGGGATAGCCCGTGCAGCAGATCAGTATTCAGGTAATTTCTTTGTAAATGGTGCCCGCCCTGACGGGGTAATTACGTATCCTAATAAGTTGGACAAGGAACAGGCCGATTTAGTTCGTGATTATTGGTTTAGAAAACATCAGGGTGTCGAAAAGGCGCATTTGCCCGCGGTTTTGTCAGAGGGAGGTAAATACACCCAACTTTCATTGTCTGCGGAAGATGCACAATTGCTGCAGACCAGATCTTATCAGATTGCGGACATCGCCAGGATCTTTGGGGTTCCTCCCCATATGATTGGGCATGTTGAAAAAACCACAAGTTGGGGATCTGGCATTGAACAGCTTTCGATTGGATTTGCACAATACACGTTAAAGCCGTGGACACGGAAAATTCGAGATGAGTTGCAGCGAAAAATCATCCGTGATGACAAATATTATGCAGAACACAATCTTGATGGGCTTCTTGAGGGTGATAGCAAAACCCGCCACGAAACCTACAAATCTGGTATCGGTGGTAATCAGATACCTGGTTACATGACTGTGAATGAAGTACGCCGCCTTGAAAATCTGCCGCCTAAAGATGGTGGTGATGAACTTTATAGACCGCCGGAGGGCAAGACAAATGAACCTGAAGAAACTGTTTAAGGATAACCCACAAGGGCGGTTTGAAGTAAAGGCGTCTGCCGACCAAGCCGATATATATCTGTATGATGCCATCGGTGGGTGGTTCGGTATTGAAGCCAAGGATATGGTCCAGCAGATTAATGATATTACAGCGCCAGTAATCAATCTCCGTATCAATAGCCCTGGCGGTGATGTATTTGATGGCCGCGCCATTCAGACAGCACTGAAACAGCATAAGTCAAAGGTCATTGCTCATATCGATGGTTTGGCGGCTTCTGCCGCGACATATGTGGCGCTTGCCGCTGATGAGGTGAGAATGTCAGATGGTGCTTTGTTCATGATCCATAAAGCATGGACGCTCCAAATCGGTAATGCTGACGAGATGCGGGATCAGGCCGATTTGTTGGATAAAGTCGATGACGCAATTGTCAAAGACTATCAGCGAAAAACTGGCATTGACCAGGACCAAATCACTGATTGGATGAGTGCTGAAACTTGGTTCACGGCGGATGAAGCCAAAGAACACGGTTTTATTGACAAGATTTACGAGGGTGAAGAAGTCGAAGGGTTTGATCTTTCGGCATATCAGAATGCCCCACGCAAGCAACCAAAGAAGGTTTTTGATCGTGCGGGATTAGAACGAAGGGCGCGATTAGCAGCCATCGGAGCGTAACGGGTTCCCGTTTCGTTTAAGAGCCGCCGAAAGGGCGGCATTTTTTTTGGAAAATTGGAGAATTTGATATGAAATCCATTCAACAGCTTCGGGAACAGCGTAAAGCCAAAGCCGAAGAAATGCGTAACATGGTCAAAAATGACGAGGGTTCCTGGAACGAAGATAAGCAGGCATCTTTCGATAGCTTGGAGAAGGAAATCAATGATCTGGATCTACAAATCCAGAACATTGAAACATCCTTGAAGATTACCGCAGATGAAAAAGAGCGGGTTGAAAATCGGTCTGAACAGATGGGTGGTGTCTCTGGGGATGAGGCACATAACTCGTTGGAAATGGAGAAATCCATCTTTAATGCTTACCTTCGCGGTGGTGATAAGGCAATTGCAAACCTATCTGAGGAGCAGCAAGCCTATGTGGCAAAACGTCAGGCGGCTGTGCAGAATGCCCTGTCCACACAGACACCAGCAGAGGGTGGTTATTTGGTCCCTGAAACATTTGCTGATCGTTTACTGCAGGAGTTGAAAGCGTACGGTGGTGTGCGTCAGGTCGCAACGATTATGAAAACCGGTGACGGTCAGCAGATCAATTTCCCCACTACTGATGCCACCAGCGAGATTGGTGAAATTCTGTCTGAGAATACCGAAGTATCTGATGAAGATCCCACATTTGGTACGGTCCCTCTTGGTGCCTATGTCTTTAGCTCCAAAGGTATTGCAGTCCCAATGCAGTTGTTGCAGGACAGCCAAATTGATTTGGAAAATCATATTGGTGGCCGTCTGAATGAACGTTTGGGGCGGATCACTAATAAAATGTACACGACCGGCACCGGAACAAATCAGCCGAAAGGCATTGTGACGGCGGCGGGCGCAGGCAAGACTGGTGCGTCAGCCACAGGTATCGTTTATGATGAACTGATTGACCTGGAGCATTCAATCGATCCTGCCTACCGTCAAAGCGGCAAGGTTAGCTGGATGTTCCATGACGACACCTTGAAAATCCTAAAGAAAATGAAGGATGCGGATGATCGGCCAATTTGGCTACCAGGGCTTGAAGCCGGCGCGCCTAATGAAATCCTGAACTATAAGTACACTATCAACCAAGATATTGCGCAAATGGCTACTGGAGCTAAATCAGTGTTATTTGGTGATATGTCGAAGTATGTCATTAGAGATGTTATGGAGGTCATGTTGGCGAGGATGACCGATAGCGCGTACACGCGGAAATTCCAAGTTGGTTTCATCGCGTTTATGCGGTCCGACGGAAATCTGATTGATAGTTCAAATAGCGGGGTTAAGTTCTTCCAGAACGCCTAAACAAGCATTTATTCGACAAGTTTTGTGAATTTATAAGGGGCTAATTAGCCCCTTTTTTATGGAGAAATCTCATGGATGAAAAACCATCAAAAAAACAAGTAAAAATGCTGACCTCATTGGCAGGTTCCCGTTATTCCTTTCGCCCAGGTCAGAAAATCCCGCTCGATGCCGATGAGGCCGATCGGTTGATCAAAGCTGGATTTGCTGAGGAGGTAACGCCCGATTCCGGTGGTATTGATATGCAAAATATTTTTGCCGAGGCAAAGGCGGCGGCCAAGGCCGAAGTTGAGGCAGAGGTTAAAGCTAAGGCAGAAGTTGAGGCCAAAGCTAAGGCAGAAGCCGAGGCCAAAGCTAAGTCCTCAAAAACAAATAAAGCGTAGGCGTCCAGAATGAAACTTATTCAAGGCCCGAATGACGAACCACTTTCGGTGGATGAGGTTCTAGAGAACCTTCGCATTGACCATAATATCGAAAATGGACTTCTATCGGCCTTGATTGTTGCGGCCAGAGAATACGCTGAAAAGTATACGGGCCTCCGCCTTATCAGCCAGGTTTGGGAATTTGATTTTAGCGTATTTGAATTGCAGCTAATCCCGAAGTATGGACCGCTGATAGAAGTGCAGAAAATTGAATATCTCGATCCTGAAGGCCAACCGCAAACAATGCCTGAAACGCAGTATCGTTTTGTTTCAGTTCAAAGTTCAGTTGGATGTATCGTGCCAACGGTTGGCAATGTCTGGCCGCAAATAATGGAAGGTCCGGGTGCCGTAACTGTGACTGCAGAAGTTGGTTTCGGTGATGCTGAGGATATTCCCCAGACTATCAAACAGGCGATGCACCTGCATATTGCACATTTCTACGAAAACCGGTCCGATGGTGATTTGCCGTCTGCGGTGGAACACCTGTTGCATCCTTACAAGACATACGCATGAAATCTGGAAAACTGGATCGTCGGATCACGCTTTTGGCTCCGGTTGTGAGCGAAAACACGTTTGGTGAAGAGGTATCTTCTTTTGAAGCTCGCGGCACAGTATGGGCGGAGTGGTTGGAAGGGCAGGGGCGTGAATTCTTTTCCGCTGCCCGGGTGAACGCGGAAATAGCTGTGGTGTGCAAGATCAGGTGGCGGGATGATGTGGCCGCTGATTGGCGGGTTTTATATGGCGGTC